TTAAAAGAAGGATTTGAATATCTGTTCGAACAATATAGAACAGAAATATTTAAAACGAATTACAAAGACCATGAACAACGCCAAGTCTTATGGATGGCTTTTAATCTTCTAGATAAAATTAAAGGACACCTAGTCAGCGTAATGGAAACTGGTAAACTAGCTTCCACAGAGCTAGAAAATCTAACACGCCAATCTAAAAAATAGAAGCGTTTAACAAAGGAGCAACCATGAAAACTGATAAAACAGTATCAGGTGCTGCTAATAAAATTCTTGGATTATTGCAACCAGAAGGTCAAGCAACCCAAGAACCTAAAGCAGAGCCATCAACAAGTCCTGAAGTGGAACAGGAAGTTTCAAATAGTAGTCAACCTCAGTCTGAAGAAACTACACAAGAAACCCCAGTTGTTGAAAATGAGGAAACAAATGAAACTGCGTCTGAAGTAGAAGTCGAGAAACCAGATCTCCACCGAGTCAAAGTACAAGGTCAAGAGCTAGATGTTACTCTCGATGAACTTAAAGCAGGGTATTCAAGAGATTCCGATTACAGACAAAAAACACATTCTTTATCATTAGATCGTAAAGCATTTGATGATGAAAGAAATAGTTTGCGTCAATCATACGACCAACGAGTTAGAGATCTAAATGAAGCAATATCTTCTGCAGAATCTTTAATCAGACAAGAACAAGGTGGTGATAATCTTAAAAAACTTTATGAAGAAGATCCAGCAAGAGCTGCTCAAGTTGATTATAAAATTAGACAGCGACAGGATGAACTTAAAAAGTTAAGAGATAAAGCTGAGCAAGTTCAAACTACTCAGTATAATCAGTATCTTAGTGAACAAAGAAAATTAGCAGAACAGTTTATCCCTGAGTATGCTGATCCAAATAAATCTACTAACTTTAAAAATAATGTAAAAACTACATTATCTAGTTATGGATTTAACGATCAAGAAATAGGAAGTCTAGCAGATTATAGATTTCTTATGGTACTTAAGGATGCTATGGCTTATAAAGATATAAAAGCATCAAAACCTGTAGTACAAAAAAAGGTAGTAAATGCTCCAAAAGTTATTAAGTCAGGTGTAGCTAAAACAGAAAACTCTAAACGTCAGGTGGTAAGAAATAAAATCGGCAAGTTGCGTAAGTCTGGACATCTTAAGGATGCACAGTCTGCAATACTTGATATGATACAACCCAAACAATAGGAGAACAAACAATGGCACAACCATCAAACACGTTTGACACCTATGATGCTGTTGGTATTAGAGAAGATTTACAAGATGTAATCTACTCAATTGCACCAACTGATACTCCATTTATGAGTTCAGCAGCAAGGGAAGCGGTTAAAAACACTTTGCACGAATGGCAAACTGATTCTTTAGCATCAGCTTCTACTTCAAATGCAGTTATCGAAGGTGATGACGTAACATTAGACGCTGTTACTGCAACTACTAGATTATCAAACACTACCCAAATTATGGATAAAAGTGTTGTAATCACTGGTACGCAGGAAGCAGTAGATAAAGCAGGTAGAGCATCTGAACTTGCTTACCAAATCGCTAAGAAATCCAAAGAGCTAAAAAGAGACATGGAAGCTACTTTATTAGGCAATCAAGCTGAAGTAGCAGGAAATGCTTCAACAGCTAGAAAATTTGGTTCCATCAATGCTTGGATCGCATCAAATGATTCATTTGCAAGTGATGGTGGTTCTGGCGGAGTAGGTAACACAGCAAGAACAGACGGAACTCAAAGAGCTTTAACTGAAGCAGAGTTAAAAACTGTAATCAAAAACGTATGGAATGCAGGTGGAAATCCATCTATCATAATGGTAGGTCCATTCAATAAACAGAAAATTTCTGGTTTTACTGGTGGATCAACTAGATTCGATGCGTCTGAGGACAAAACTTTATACACTTCAATAGATGTATATAGCTCTGATTTTGGTGATCTAGAGATCGTACCTAATAGATTCTCAAGAGATAGAGATGCTCATGTTTTAGACATGGACTTCTTCTCACTTGGTTTCTTAAGAGACTTTACAATGATGGAAATTGCGAAAACTGGAGACAGTGAAAAAAGACAAATGCTTGTCGAATTTACATTAGTTTCTAGAAATGAAGCAGCATCAGGTGGAGTTTACGACTTAACAACATCATAATATATAAATACATAGGGGAGTAACCTCAAACTACTCCCCTTGTATCAACCCCAAATATGAAGTATTAAGAGGTCAATGATACGGAACGTATAAGGAGAAAACATGAGAACATTAAACGACTATTTTATTACTGGACGTGTTGCTGATATATCAACAGCAGGTTCAACATTTGTAGCAGTACCTGATGGCGGAAGAATAATTAAAATTATTACTTGCCTTCAAGGAGCTATAAGTGGTGGTAACGCAGCAATCACTTTTGAGATTGGTGGAGTTGCTGTAACTGGTGCTGGAATTACAGTTGCACATTCAGGTTCAGCAGTAGGCACATTAGATAGTTCATTACCAACAGCATTAAATAGAGTAGAAGAAGATGGTACAATCGAAATACTTACTGATGGTAATTCTACAGGTGCTAAAGCACTAGATGTAACATTCATCATAAGAAGATAATTAACATGGGGGGATTATATCCCCCTAACAAATTTAAGGAGAAATACATGACTCATATTGCAATGAGACCTGTTACTACACAAAAAGTAAATTCATCTGGTTCATCAGCAGCATCATCAGCTTTTGGAGATAATATAGAATATGTTAGAGTTATAGCAGATGCTGACTGTCATATCGAATTTGGTGTAGCACCTACAGCGACTAATGCTAAGATATTTTTAGAATCTAAATCATATGAATATTTTAAAGTTTCTGCAGGTGAAAAAGTAGCTGTAATAGGTACTGTTAATTTATATGTAACTGAACTAACAGAGTAATGAGTATTTTAAGATCTGTTGATCCAGATGGCACAAAATATTATTTTGAGTCTGATGGTAAACTTACAATAAAAAAAACAGAAAATACTAATCCTATTTTAGAAAATAATAAAAGATTATATAACCAAGATAATGGTTATTCAAAATCTAAAGATTTAAAAAGAGTAGCTAGTATACCACCTATAGTATTACAAATATGGGCTAAAGAATATAATGGTACTAATAATTGGTTTGCTATACCTCAAGAAGAAAGAAAAAAAATTTTAAAAATAAAATTAAATAGTAACGAATATCGTTATTTTAGAACAGCACCAGGAAGGTTTTAATGGCATTAAGTACATTTTCAGAATTAAAAACATCTATAGCTAATTGGTTAAATAGATCTGATCTTACAGATGAGATAGCTGATTTTATTAAATTAACTGAAGCAGATTTAAATGCTAAGTTAAGAATAAGACAAATGGAGCAAGTAGATTCATTAACTATTAATGCAGAGACTGTAACAGTTCCTACAGGATTTATTGCAGTAAGAAGTTTACATATAGCTTCAAGCGGAACTAAACATAATGTAGAATATATTACACCAGCTAATATGTTTAAAATTAAAGGTGGCAGCACAACTGGTATGCCAAGAACTTATACAATAGAGTCTGATAATGGAACAGAAAGATTTAGATTTGCACCAGCACCTGATACTTCGTATACAGGGTCTTTACAATACTACAAAGCATTTGATAGTTTATCTGATTCAACAACTAGTAACTATATTCTTTCTACTCACCCTGCTATTTATCTTTATGGTAGTTTATACCACGCATCTAATTTCTTGGGTGGTTATGACCCTGCTCAAACACAACAATGGTCAGGGATGTATCAAGTAGCTTTAGAAAGAGCTGAAAATAATGATAGACAAGATTCGTATGGTGGTTCACCAGTAGTACAAAGAACAGATGTAAGTACAGACTTATCTTTTTATAGAAGAAAGACAGCATCTACATAGGAGATTATTATGCAAATACCTTTTGGAGAATGGCTACCAGATCAACCGCCACATCTAAATCCTGGAGCTAATGTAGCAACAAATGTATATTATGCACTTAACTCTTATAAAAGATTTCCATCTTTAGTTAGTTATAGTTCTAATACTGTATCTACAAATGCTACAGGTGGTGGATCATTTAGAGATGGATCTAATAATGTATTTAATTTTGTATCTACTGCTACAGATATATTTCAACTTAGTGGTGGTGCATTTACATCTCGTAAAGGATCATTAACTAGTACAAGTACAGATTTTTTTACATTCACTCAGTTTGGTAATTATGTTATTGCAAGTAATGGTAAAGATGCACCTCAATATTATTTAATGGGTACATCAACAAACTTTGCAAACTTATCATCTATTGTTACATCAGGATCATTACCTACATTTAGAGTTAGTGGAGTTATTAGAGATTTTTTTGTTACTGGTAATCAAGCTAACAATAGTAATAGAGTTCAATGGTCAGGTATAAATGATTTAACAACCTGGAATCCAGGAACAAAGAATGCAGACTTTCAAGATCTTGCAGGAAGTGGTGGACAAATAGTTGCCATAACATCAGGTGAGTTTGGATATGTATTTAGACAAAATCAAATAGTTCGTATGGACTTTGTTGGTGGATCAACAGTATTTAGATTCTCTGTAATATCACCTAATCGTGGAGCTGTTTATGGACAAACAGTTACTCAAGATAATAGACAAGTATTTTTCTATGCAGATGATGGCTTCTTTCAAATTAATGGAGATCAAATTATACCTATAGGAGCTGAAAAAGTTAATAGATTTTTTGATGCAGATCTTAATAAAGCATTCTCAGATAAAATAGTTGCAGCAGTAGATCCATTTAATCAATTAGCTTTATGGCTATATCCATCAATACAGAATGTAAATAATACAACAGGAATTTGTGATAGACTTATTATTTATAATTATGCAACTAAAAAATGGTCATTAGCAGAATCTAACTCTAGTTTTATATTTGCACAATTTGTTGGAGCATATACTGTAGAGCTTATGGATATTATATCGCAAAATCTTGAAGATATTAATGCAGCACTTGATACAGACTTTTGGAGTGGTGGGCAAAGATTTTTAGGTGCTATAGATAATAATTTTAAAGCAGCTATTTATTCTGGATCAGAAAATATATCTGAAATAGAAACTAAAGAAATGGAAGTATTTCCAGGATCTAAATCTAATATAGTTGCAGTAAGACCTATAGTAGATTGTAGCACTAATGTTGTTGTTAAATTTAGAGATAAATTAGCAGATAGTTTAACAGAAACGACTGCATCAGCAACTAATACTTCAGGTTTAAACCCAGTTAGAGCTAATGGTAGATATGTTAGAGCTAATGTTAAAGTGCCTAGTGGCACATTATTTACACATGCTCAAGGTATTGATATAATAGCAAATAGATCTGGATATAGATAATGGCTAAAGAAGAAAATATAGATAACGTAAGATATTCATTTGAGTCTCAAGAGTTTTTTCAAAGACAACTTGAAGAATCTGTAAATAGTTTAATTAATAAAAACAATGTAGAAACAGATAAAGTTTTTGCATTCTTTATATCATAGGAGAATAAAATGGCAGGAATAAAAGATTATTCAACTACAGCATCAAGTAATACAGAAGTAGGTGGTGTAAGTATTGCTGAAGGAATGTTACCTTCTAATATTAATAATGCTTTTAGAGCAATAGCTGCAGATATTAGAGAATGGTACAACGATACACAATGGGTAATATATGGAGATGGAGATGGTGCATTTACTGCAGCTTATGCAAGTTCAACATCATTTACAATAGCTGGTGTTGATGTAACAGGTTTTTATCATGCAGGACGTAGAATTAAAGCAATAGGATCATCTACAGGTACAATATTTGGAACAATAAGTTCTTCATCTTTTTCTACTAATACTACAGTTAATGTAACCTTTGATAGTGGATCATTACAAAGTGAAACACTAACTATACATGTAGCAATACTTTCTAAAACAAATGATTCTATTCCAACTGAAATTATTACTAATGCTAAAGTAGCTAGTAGTGCAGCAATAGATGCTACTAAAATTCATGATGGCACAATATCTAATACAGAGTTTGGTCATCTAAATGGTGTATCAAGTAATATACAAACACAATTAGATGCTAAAAATGTTAAAGCAAATAATTTAAGTGATGTTGCTTCAGCATCTACTGCAAGAACTAATTTAGGATTAGGAACAATCGCAACACAAGCGGCTAATAATGTAGCTATTACTGGTGGATCTATTACTGGTATGTCAAGTCCTTCATCAGGTTCTGATGTAGCCATTAAAACTTATGTTGATGATTTAGTTGCAGGTCTAAAAACAAGAATAATTTGTAGAGCAGCAACAACTGCTAATGTTGATTTAAGCGCAGACTTACAAAATGGTGATACATTAGATGGTATTACATTAGCGACAGGTAATAGAGTTCTAGTTAAAGATCAATCAACTGGATCACAAAATGGTATTTATACTGTTGTTGCAAGTGGTACTGCATCTAGAGATACTGACTTTGATGCTATAGGAGAACTTGCAGGACAATTAGCTATTGTTCAAGAAGGATCTACTAATGCAGATAAAATATTTTTATGTACAACAGATAGTAGTGCTTCATTAGGAAGTAGCACTATTACTTTTTCTCAAGTTCAACCACAGTTTACTGGAACTGTATCAAGTGTTGGTTTAGCTGATGCTGGAGCTTCTGAATTTACTATTGCTAATACACCAGTAACCTCATCAGGTAATATTACAATAGCAGTTAATTCTATAGCAGGTTCAAAAATTACTGATGCTGTTGTCAACGATAGCTCACCACAACTCGGTGCTAATTTAGATACTAACTCACATAATATTTTAATAGACGATGCTCATTTTATTGGTGATGAAAGTGGTAATGAACAAATTATATTTCAAACTACAGCTTCAGCAGTAAATGAATTAGAAGTTACAAATGCTGCTACAGGTAATGCACCTTCTATTGGTGCAAGTGGAGAAACAAATGTTGATCTAAAAATTTTACCTAAAGGTACTGGCGAAATAGTCGTAGGTACTGGTGCAGCAGATGCTACAATTACAAGTAATGGTTCTCACAATTTAATATTAGATACAAATAAAGGTACTGATTCTTCAAGTATAACAATAGTAGATGCCGCTAACGGAGATATTGAATTTACTAATAATGGTACAGGTAAAGTTAAATTTAATGATGCAGCATATTTTCCAGAAGCTACTTTAACAGATGCTTCTACAATATCCTGGGATACACAAGCAGCTCCAGTAGCAAAAGTTACATTAGGAGATAATAGAACTTTAGGAGCAGGAACTAATGCTGTTGCAGGTCAGTTTGTTTCATTGCTTGTTATACAAGATGGTACAGGATCAAGAACATTATCATTCAATGCTGTATATGAATTTACAGCAGATACAGCACCAACATTAACCACAACAGCTAATAAAGGAGACTTGTTTGTGTTTAGATACAATGGTTCTAAATTTTTAGAAGTAGGTAGAAATCTAAACCTTACGCTATCATAATATGTTTGCACTAGTTCAATCAAGAAAAATAAAACAATATTTTGCAGGTAATAAAGGAATAACTATTGGGGATATACAATATCCAAAAACTATATTTACACTTTGGAATGAAGAACAAAGAAATAATATTGGAGTTTATTCAATAGTAATAGATAACTCAAATAAAAAAGATGATGAATGGTATATTAATACAGATATAAGTTATTCTTATTCTAACAATACAGTTGTAGGTACATATGGTACAGCAACTGCTAAAGAACTAGATGATGAGTATAATAATAATGATGAACTAGTTTCTTACGGATTAAAATCTAAAAAGAAAAATATTATAAAACAACAAGCTCAAGGTTTATTAAATAAAACTGATTGGTATATTATCAAAGCAAGTGAAGTAGAATCATATTCTGTTCCTGAAGAAATTACACAATATAGAGCAGATGTAAGAGCCAAATCTAATGAAATGGAAACTGCAATTGACAATGCTACTGACGTAGATGCTTTAGCAACTCTTTATACTTATGTTAATACAGGCACAGAAGAAAATCCTGTTATTGAAAGACCATTAGGTGAGTTTCCAAAAGAGGTAGTTTAATGCCTGGAATACTTGGAGCTAATTCAGTTAGAGATACAGGTTATAACGTAGCTAATTCATTAAGATTTAATTCAGGAGATTCAGCAGAATTAACAAAAACATTTAGTAGTGCTGGAAATCAAAAAACTTGGACTTTTAGTTGTTGGATAAAAAGATCAGCAATATCTTCATCAACCAGTTATAGTATTCTTGAAGCTGGTCATGGAACTACTCCCTGGTTTGTTTTTGCAATTATTAATGATAAATTACAAGTTGGTGCTACTGCTGGTTCTACATCAAGTTGGGAAGCAACTCCTTTACTTAGAGACGGTTCTGCTTGGTATCACCTAGTATTAGTAGTAGACACAACATCATCAACTTCTTCTATTTCTAATGGTAGCACAGATAGATTTAGAGTTTTCGTAAATAATGTTCAACAAACTTTATCAGGTGGTACAGTACCAAGTTTAAACGCAGATTTACAATGGAATGGAACTGCTGGACAACACATGTTTGGTGCTTCTTACGGACAGTTTTTTGATGGTTACGCATGTGAAGTAGCTTTTATAGATGGTCAAGCATTAAGTCCAACTTCATTCGGAGAATATGATGAAGATAGTCCTACACATTGGAAACCAAAAGATATATCAACTTTAACTTTTGGCACTAATGGATTTTATTTAGATTTTGAAGATAGCTCATCTTTAGGTAATGATATTTCTGGAAACAATCATGATTGGACACCAGTAAATTTAACCGCAATAGATCAAACTACAGATACCTGCACAAATAATTTTTGTACCTTTACTTCAACTGATCCAAGTGCAAGTGCTTTTACTTTGACTGAAGGTAATTGTAAAGTATCTAAAAGTGGATCAGGTGCATTTGGACTTTATGGTACTAATATAATGCTTTCAAAAGGTAAATGGTATTGGGAAGTTAAATTTACTGCTGATGCTGGTTCAGATAGAACAAGAGCTGGAGTAGCAGCTTATGAAAGTGTAACTCCTGATTCCTCATCTGATTACAGCACAATACAAGGTGATTTTTCTGGTTTAGAATTTACTTGTACTACTGGTGGAAGATTTAATATAGTAACTGCTGGATCAAATAATGAAATAGATGGATTTAATGGATATTCAACAGGAGATATTATTAGATTTGCTTTAGACATGGACAATCAAAGATTATATATTGGAAGAAATGGAGATTTTTTTAATTATAGTTCATCAAATACTGGTGGAGATCCATCATCAGGAAGTGGTTTTGTTACAAATAGCACAACAGTTTTAGCAGCACCAGTAACACCTTATGCAGGACATTCTGTTGGAGTTTCTGGTACTAGTACATTAGAATATAATTTTGGTAATCCTACTTTTTCTATTTCATCAGGTAATTCTGATAGTGAAGGGTTCGGTAATTTTGAATTTGCTGTACCATCAGGATATTTTGCAATATGCACTAAAAACTTAGCGGAGTATGGGGGATAGATGGCTTACACAACTATTGATGATCCAGGTTTATATTTTAACACAGTTCTATACACATCAAATAGTGGTTCATCACCAAGAACAATATCTGGAGTGGGATTCCAGCCCGACTGGATCTGGGTTAAGAACCGAGATAGTAGTGATTTTAATCATGTTCTTGCCAATAGTGTTGTAGGTCTTAATACATTTAACAACTCTGATACAACTGCTGCACAATTAACAAATCATGCGGCAGGTTTTATAAGTTCAGCTAATAGTGATGGATTTGTCATTACTGCTGGATCATCAAATCTAAGTAACTATGATAATAGTACACACAAACAAGTAGCTTGGAATTGGAAAGCTGGAACATCATTTAGTAATGATGCAAGTGCAACTAGTGTTGGAAGTATAGATAGTTCTGGTAGTATAGACACTACTGCTGGATTTGCGATTATTACATATAACTCACTTAGAACTGGATCGATTGTCCAAACATTTGCTCATGGGCTTGGGGTAGAGCCTGATCTTTTAATTTTTAAAAATTTAACTGAGACTCAAAATTGGTTAGTATGGACTAGAGGTGTACTGGCAACAAACCAACACTTAAATTTAAACACTACTAATAATATCCAGACTGATGCTGGTTCATTAAATAACACAGCACCAACTTCAACTGTCATTACAATTGGCGCAGATGGAAGAACAAACTCAACAACTGATGGCAAAGCTCATATTTGTTATGTTTTTAAACAAGTGCAAGGGTTTTCAAAATTTGGTAAATATACTGGTAATGGAACTTCAGGCACAGCAGGAGATGTTAATGGACCTTTTGTATATACTGGTTTTAAACCTGCATGGGTTATGGCAAAAAGATTATCTGGTACAAATCAAGGTTGGTATATGTATGATAACAGAAGAAATGGATTTAACAATCATAACTTTGGTTTAGATGCTAGAGAACCTGCTGCTGAAGATGATGGCAATTTTAGAATAGATTTTTATTCTAACGGTTTTAAGTGGAGAGTAAATGATAGTATAGTCAACGCTAATGGAACTGAATATCTCTATATAGCTTTTGCAGAATCACCACAAGTAAATTCCAAAGGTATACCAAATAATGCGGAATAAATTATGAATATAGAACAAGAAAATAAAATAGAAATAGTTAAGATTAATGGTGAACTTAAATTAGTACATCAAAAGATTGATACAATAAAAGATAATCATCTTGCTCATTTAGATGCTAGAGTAAACTCAATTTATAAGATATTATGGATTGTTTTAGCAACTGGACTTGCACAGATTTTTGGGTTAGTTAGAAGTTTATTATAATGGCTAATGTTTATAAAAATGCTAAAGTAGATTTAACAACCACTAATAATACAACTGTCTATACTTGTCCTGTTGATAGCACAGCTATTATTAAATCTATTTTAGTATGTGAAGATTCTGGTAATGCTGATACTATATCAATAACTTTAACAGCAGGATCTGATGTCTTTAATTTATTTAAAACTAAGTCTATTGCTGCAAATGGAACAACAGAATTAATTACGCAACCTATTATAGTTGCATCTGAAGAAATAATAAAAGCTCAAGCAGCTACTGGAAATAGATTACATATTATTATTTCTTTATTAGAAATAGATTTTTAATGGTAGAGTTAGTTTATATACCACCAGACCATATTGAAAAAGTATGGATTCAAGTTGAAAATGATATAACTAAAGCACTAATTAGATCTGGTGGATATGCTAACTCAAATCATTTTAAAGATAACTGTTTAAAAAAAATTTTTCAGTTATGGATTCTTTGGGATAAAGAACACAAAGAAACTAATGATAAATACTTCGGTGTAGTTATTACTGAAATTATACAAAGACCTTTACAAAAATGTCTAAATATTCGTATAATGACAGGTAAACATAGAGAAAAATGGCAACATCTAATTAAACATATTGAAGATTTTGCTAGAAAAGAAAAGTGTGATCGTATGGAATTAGTAGCTAGACCAGGTTGGGAAAGAGTTCTTAGAAACTTTAAATATACTAAAAGTCATGTACTTTTAGAAAAAAAACTTAATAAGGAGAAATAAATGTCTTTTGGCGGTGGTGGAACACAAACAACAGTACAAAGCAATGAACCATATGCACCAGCACAACCTGCTTTAAATCAGATTGTGTCTGAAGCACAAAATATTTATGGAGCAGGACCACAGTATGTTGCTCCAACTGCGCAAACCCTAGAGGGTTTAGCAGCACAAGAAACTATAGCTAGACAAGCTAATCAACAAATATCTGATACGATTGCAGGTAGATTTAATAATCCATTTTTATCTCCTATCATAGCACAAGCAGCAGAAGATGTTTATACTAATGTAGCTACACAATTTAGTGGTGCAGGTAGAACTCCAACATCACCTTTAGCACAACAACAAGTTACATCACAAGTTGCACAAAGAGCATTACCATTAGCTTTTCAACAACTTGAAAGAGAAAGAGATAGACAATTACAAACTGCAAGAGCAGTACCAAGTTTATTTAATGTAGGGCAAACTTTAGAAGGATTAGAACTTCAAAGACAAGCTGCGCCTTATGATGAATTAGTAAGATTTTCTAATATAATTAATCCTGTAGCTAGAGGTGGTAGTACATTTACTACACAAGCACCTAGACCAAATAGAATTGGTCAAGCAGCAGGTGGTGCTATAGCTGGTGCAACAGTTGGTAATCAAATCTTTGGATCAACAGGCGGAGCAGTAGGTGGTGTATTAGGAGCATTAGGAGGTTTATTATAATGAATAAAATTAAAAAAATATATTTTGATTTAGAAACTAAAGTCAAAGAACATCCTATGAAATACTTTATAGGTATGTTTATTTTATTTTTATTAGCAATATGGATATAGAAGAAAAAACATATAGCATGTTATGTAGTGGCGGTGGTGATACTGATTCATCAAGCACAGATGCAGATTTTTCTACAGATGATCCTGCAGCAGGTATGAGTAGTGTAGGACAAGATGATGATACTTTTGATGAGGGTGATAGTTTTAGTGATACTTCAGCAGATGGAGGTTATGGCACAGCAGGTGAAGGTGATAGCTCTCTTTCAGAAGGTGATGTAGATCCTTCAAGAGGTGATGCACTATTTGGTGAAACTTTAGATGAAGGCGATGTAGGTACAGCTACACCAACTGCAAGTGAAGCAAGAAGATTAGCAGTTCCTGCAGGTGCAGCTAGAACATCAGTAGGTCCAGTTTATGGAGCAAGATTAGCTTTTAATGTTTTTGCTGCTTATAATAGAATGAGACCTGTTAGTGGTTTATTAAATCAAAGTCCAAGTCCAAGTACAAGTGTAAGTAATATAACTTCTGGTAGTACAAATTTAGGAGATATGGATGATTCTGAAACAAACTATTTTCCTATGGCATCACAGAATGTTTTTACTCCACCTAGCTCTGTATCTCAATCATCAGCACAAAGGTTTTTAGATAATACACCAAGTTTATTAGGATCTAATACAACCTTTACTGATAGATATGCACAAGCTAAATCAAAAGTTGAAGCTGTATTAAATACACCTAGCTCAATAGGACAAACAGCAACAACTGAAAATCCATTTTACAATTTTTTAAATATTAACAACTTAAATAGAGGAATATTATAATGTCTTTAATTGATGATTTATATTTTCAAGCAACAGGATTATTAGATCCAAGAACACCAGATTTTAATCCATCAACAGATAAAACTGGTCAGTATAATCCTATGACTGGAGAAATAAAAAATCCTGATGGTACTTTAGTAAGACGTGCTAAACCAGGCACATTTACACCACAAGATATTTTAGGGGGTAAAAGAGGTCCTATGCCACCTAATGATATTGAAGCTATTGGAAAAGATCCAGGTATGTTTCAACGTATCTTTGGTATTACACCTGACCAAGCAAAAGCTAATTGGAAAGATAAAGGTGGATTTGAAGGACTTATGGCTAATCCTGGATTCTTATTAGGATTAGGTATTATGCAGTCATCTGCACAAGGTAAAAGTGTAGGTGAAGGTTTATTTGATAATGCAGTAAAAGCAGGTGCTATTTCACAACAATATGCTGATAGAATAAAAGCTAGAGGAACTATATTAGGTCCAGTAACAGAAGCTCAAAGATCTGAAATAGAATCTGTATTAGAAGAAAAATTTATTGGTAAACCAGGATTTATTAGAGGATTAAAACTTGGTAATCAAAAAGCTAAATATAGAGAAGCATTAGATCTTATAGCAGCAGAAACTGATAAAGAACTTAGAGCTATGAAAGCTAAAGGTAAAACAGTTAGATTTGATAGAGAAGCTGTAAGACGAGCTATGAAAAGATTAGAAGCTCAAGGTAAGATTGATGTTACAGAAGCTAAACTATTTAATCTTATTGGCGGTACTGTTCAAGCTAGAGAAATGGGTGGTCCAGTAAAAGCAGGTAAACCATATCTAGTAGGAGAAAAAGGACCAGAAGTTATGATACCACAACAAAGTGGTAAAATTACATCTAATGATGATAGTAGAGTTTTTAATATGTTAATGGATTCTAACCCACAACTAAAAGGTTTATCAAGACAAAGAGCTGAAAAAATTCTTAAGTCAAGATTTCCTGATTATTTCTAATGGCTAAATTTTATAAGTTTGCAGGTAAATCACCTAAGTTTAAAGAGTATAAATTTAAACCTCAAAAAGTTCCAAGACAAACATCTGCATTTGATGATGCTTTAAAAAAAACAAGAGTAGATAGAATTAGATCAACTTTTGGTGAAAGTATGCCTAAGTCTTTTTATGAAAGACCACCAGTATTATCTGTAGCTAAAGAAAGAGCAGAAAAAGTTGGAAGAAGGGTTACAGAGTCTGGTTTAAAAAGATTAACTACAATTAGAAAAGCTGCAGCTCAAAGAATAAAATTAAGAAGATCAGAGTTTGGTAAAGAGAGAACTAAATTTTTTCAAAGAACTAATAAAGGTATTAAACAAACACCTTTTGCTAAAAAAGTTAAAACTAAAATAGAAAAGCTACAAACAAAAGCAGTAGTATTAGCTGATAAAAGAGGAGCTAAAGCTACAGCAAGAATGGAACAAAAACTTGGCATAGCTACTGGTAGACCTAAAGATAGACCATCTTCTTTTTATCAAAGAAAAGTTGATGTTCCTGCACAGTCTAGACGTGAAGATGAGTTTATTAAAAAATTAAGAAAAGATATGGGATTTTAATGTCAAATGAATTTAGACTTTTTGATACACAGTTAAATGACCCTATAAAAGATTTAAACGATCCAATACAAGACAATATGAGAATCCAGGAGCAAAAGCCACCTGGATTTTTTTCGTCTTTACGGAATCCTTTAGAGCTTATATTTGAGGAGTCATTACCAGCATCATTATATCAATACGCTACAGGTAATACTAAAAAGGTACAAGCAGAAGATGCTTTACGTTTTTTACAAATGTATCCTAATTTACAAGGTACAGGTCAGTATAATGAAGCTCTAAGAATATATAATAAGTTTGGATATTTATTAGAAAAAGGTGATCAATCTTTTGATAGCAAAGAAGTAGTTAATATGATTAAAAAATATCCTGGTGTTGCAGGAGCTGAACTTGTTAATATGCTTATCGCAGATCCTTATTTATTATTATTACCATCAACACTCTTTGCTAAACTAGGGAGAGGTATTGTAAATACATCTAGACTTAAATTATCTGGTAAATACAAAAGACTACCTACAAGAGTAAAAGGCAAAATAATGCAACAAGCTCAACGTGATATTAGAACAGGAGCTATGGCATCTACATTATTACCTTTTGCTTTTAGTACAGGTTTACAATTAGGTGAAACAGGTGAGATAGATGGTAAACGAACTACTGTAGAAACTACATTAGGAGCTACTGCAGGAATATTAATATCTACTGCATTAGGTGGTATATCTGCATTAACATCTAGAAAAACATTTGTAACTCAATCAACTATTAATCAAGCTATTATTAATAGATTAAATAAGTACGATAGTGTAGATGAAGCTATTAAAATAACTAATACAGGCAATGTTAAATTAATTGATGATATTATTGACAAAGATTTAAGAGACAGTCTTAAAGAGTTTTCTCCTCAAAAATTAAATGCTGTAAAAGCACAGATTACATCTGGTGTTAGAGAAGTATTAGAAAATGGTAGAGATAGTATTAAATCATCTTTAGTAAAAGCTGGTACATTTGGTGCGATTGGTGCAACTGCACAATTTTTAACAGAAGAAAAAGATAAAATACCTGAAACTATAAAAGGTTTTGGTGCAGGTGTTGTAGCTTACGGAGCTATTAAAGGTATCAGTAAATTATTTGGACAAGCAAAAAAATTATCACCTATTGAATTAGGATTTGAAAGAATGTCTGATACTATTTTAATTACATCTTCTAAAGTAAATTCTAAAGCTGTAGAAGTTGCTGCATTTATAAAAGATAAATTACCAGATCCTTCTGATAGAATAAAAGTATTTCATAATATTAATAAAACTAAAGTAGATCAAAATTTACAATACTCTAGAATAGGTAATATAATTAAAGATTCTGATTTAACACCAGATCAATTAGAAGTTAAACGAGTTATAAATAAATATTTTGATACAATATATAAAAGTTTAACTAATGAATTAGGTGATTTAAACTTTCAAATAAATTATAGATCAGCTTATACACCTTTAGTATTTCAAGGTTTTACCGGTGGCACAGCTAAAGAATTTGGAGAACAAATATTTGGATCTACACAAAAATCATCTAGATTTTTTAGAGATAGAATATTTGATAATATTAATGAAGCATTTGAAGCTGGTAGAACACTTAAACCAGGAATGGATGATCCAGCTAAACTATTACAAGTTTATACATTTGCAGCATCTAAAGCATTAGCTAATAGAAACATCGTAAATTATTTAAAAAATCATAGGTATGTTTATGGTAAAACACAAACAGGACAACCATTATCTCATGGTATTATGTATGCAGATCAAAGAATAATACCAGAACAATTTAAACCTTATTTTAAAGAATTTAGACATCCATTATTAGATAATGATAAAAAATTTTTTGTTCATCAGGATATGATGAAATCATTAAATATGTTATTTGATTCAAGATCTGAAAATGAATTAGTAGGAGCTATATTTAATACTAACTTGATGATGAAACGATCTGCTGTAGGTTTTTCATTTTTTCATGCTGGTGCTTTAGTAGAGTCTATGTTTTTTGCAGGTGTACCTTTTAAAGTAATAAAAGAATTTATTAAACCTAGATCTAAAAATCAAATAATGAATATGGTAGATAATCCTAGTTTAACTTTAAAAAATTTTACATATGCTAAAGAAGCATCTGAAAAGTTAGGTTTTGGAGATGTTGTAACTTTTGCACGTGCATCACGTTTAGAAATATCTACACCAGAAGATGTTGGTTATGATAGATTTTATGCAATACTACAAAAAATAGATAATGATTTTTTTAAACCACACTTTGGAATCAAACCAATGGCTAAAATAGAAAAAGTATATAAATGGTTTGATAGAATAACTTGGGATAGAATATTTACACAAGCTAAACTTTATGTATTTTTAAGACAATTAGATAATGTTGTACAACCTGGTGATACTCAAGCTACTATATATGCTAAAGCTAGAGGTGCTGCATTGTTTACCAATGATGCTTTTGGTGGACAAAACTGGGAAGGTATAACACAAAGTATTACAAATCCTGCATATAAAAAATTAGCACAAACTACATTTAAACCTGCATCTAGAGGATATTTACAATTATTATTTTTTGCTCCTGATTGGACTTTATCTAATATAAGAATTATTGGTAAAGCATTACCTGGATTTACAAGCGATCCTACTACTAGACGTTTGTATCAATATTATTTTGTTCGTGCAGCTATGACATATGCAACAATAGGTACAGCATTGAATTATATTTTTAGCGGACACTCTCAATTAGAAAATAAAGATCCAACAAGAATAGATCTTGGTAACGGACAAGTACTTACATTCAGTAAACAACTCATGGAACCATTCCATTGGGTAACAGATCCACAAGCTACAGGATTAAAAAAAATTGGATCATTACCTAAAGCTGTTATTGAAGTACTTACTAATAAAGAATATCTTACAACTAAATGGTCTCCTAATATTACATCTAAAGATGATACAGCTATTGAAAAATTTCAAAAAATTGGTGGTCAAGTGGGTGAAAAATTCTTACCTATTTGGTTACAAACTTCTGCAAGAACTATAGCTGATAGATTAGAAAAAGAAGGCAATCTATCTCCTGATTTAGCTATAGATGTAGCTGTAGACTTTGTACTTGGACAGACAGGACACCCTAGATATAAAGGACCAAGATATACTCAATACAAACTAAAAGGACTCGTAAGATCACCTTACGAAACATTATTTTAATGAAAATGTTTACTATAATAGGAATAATATGTTTTGCTGAAACACCGGGTAATATGAAATGTTTAAACTATTTTGAAGATCCTATGAAATATTACAGAAGTAAAACTAGTTGTGATATTAGTGCAGAAAAATTAGGTTATAAAATAGATTTAGAATTTGAAAAACAAAATATTCGTGTATATGAACATATAAGCTGGTGTATGCCAGAATGGAGAGATCCTACAGCTTAGTTTTACAAGATATAGACTTTCTACTAAAAATAGAATATTACATAAGTATGTATAAATCTGTGTTAATTATATCAGACACTCATGTTCCTTACCACCATAAGGATTTAATACCTTTTTTAACTAAACTAAAAAAGTATGTTAATCCTGATAAAGTAATACATATTGGTGATGAACTAGATAAACATGCTCTCTCATTTCATGACCATGATCCTGACTTACCAAGTGCAGGAGATGAGCTAAAACAATCACTACCTATAATTGCAGAGATAGAAAAGTTATTCCCAGAAATGGATCTTTTAGACTCTAATCATGGTAGTTTAGTATTTAGAAGGGCAGTAAAACATGGGATTCCTAAGGCATATCTTAAAAACTATGCTGATTTTTTAAAAGTAAAAAAATGGAAATGGCATGATGATTTAACTATAAAAACACCTGCTGGTCCTGTATACTTCTGTCATGGTAAAGTAGCTGATGTTTTAAAGTTAGCTCAATCTATGGGTATGAGTTGTTGTCAAGGACACTATCACAGTTCGTACAACATAAAATATTATGGCAATAGCTTGGGACTATACTTTGGTTTGCAAGTAGGATGCTTAGTAGACAAAGACTCTTTAGCTTTTAGATATAACAAAACACAACGAGCTAGACCTATAATAGGAGCTGCTGCTATAATAAATGGACACCCTAAACTAATACCATTAGTTATGAATAAAGGTGGACGTTGGATAGGAGAAATATTATGAAACGTAAAAAAAAATCTACAGTTAATAAGTCTGGTAATTATACCAAACCTGCTATGCGTAAAAGAATATTTAATAGAATAATGGCAGGGTCTAAAGGTGGAAAACCTGGACAATGGAGTGCTAGAAAAGCACAAATGTTAGCTAAACAATATAAAGCCGCAGGGGGTGGATATAAATAATGATGAAATCAGTTAAAGCACCAAAAGGTTTTCATTGGATGAAAAAAGGTGAAAACTATAAACTTATGAAAGGTGCATACTCACCACATAAAGGAGCTGTTCGTGTCGCAAAATTTAGAATACAAAAAAAACATAGCTCTTAATGATTGTTTTTATTATACAGATTATGGATGCTTGAAAGATCCAGAATGTATTTGTATAAAAAATAATGAGAAAGATTTGGATAAAATTGGATACTTTCGCAACATGGTTGTCAAACCTATGTTGGACTAAATTATATAAATATAGAGATGAAGAAAAATCCAAAAAAAGGAACAGGCAAACATCCAGGAAAGAAATATGGTAGACGACTCTACACAGATGAAAATCCGAAAGATACTGTTAATATATCGTTCAAGAATCCTACTGCAGCGAGAAAAACTGTTGCTAAAGTTAAAAAAATTAAAAAGCCGTTTGCTAGAAAAATTCAGATTTTAACTGTAGGTGAGCAAAGAGCTAAAGTTATGGGTAAAACTGAAGTAGTAAAAATTTTTAGAAAAGGTAAAGAAAGTATAAGGAGAAGTCGTGGCACTAAGTAAAAGACAAAGAAGTCTAAGATCTTGGACTAAACAAAAATGGAGAACTAAATCAGGTAAAAAATCATCTGAAACAGGTGAAAGATACTTACCTGAAAAAGCTATAAAAGCACTTACTCCAGCAGAATATGCTGCAACTTCAAGAGCTAAAAGGAGAGCTACACGCAAAGGTAAACAATTTAGTAAACAACCTAAACGTATAGCTAAAAAAGTAAGAAGATATAGGAGAGTTACATAATGGCAGAAAGACGTAGAAGTAGAATGCCAAGAAGAAATAAAAGAAATTTTAGATCTACTAAATCTGGCGCAGGAATGACTAAAGCAGGTGTTGCTGCATATAGAAGATTAAATCCAGGATCTAAACTACAAACTGCTGTAACTAAAAAATCAGGTCTAACTAAACGTGAAAAAGCTAGAAGAAAATCATTCTGTGCAAGAAGTGCAGGACAAATGAAGAAGTTTCCAAAAGCAGCTAGAGATCCTAACTCTAGATTACGTCAAGCTAGACGAAGATGGAGATGTTAATGATACCTTATAAATTATTATTTAATGTAGGATCTAAAGCTGTTGGATCTTATTTTAATAGAAAAAAAGAACGAGATATAGCTAGACAACAAGCGGCTATAGAAGAAATAAGAAATGGTGGTGAACGTGCTAGAAGAAAAGGATCTTTATTTTTAGATTTAATTTTAGGATCTTTTATATTAGCACCACTAGGAATATTAGCATATGCAACATATTGGGGTGATCCTGAAATGATTGAGAAAACAAAGTTTTACTTTGATCTTTTAAAATCTATTCCAGAAGCATATCTTTGGCTAATATTTATAGTTGTTGGTGGTAACTATGGAATATCTGTAACAAATTTATTAACTGGAAAAAAGTTTAAATGATTATCAATACCCTAATTTTTCTTTGTTTTTTAATTTTATTTATTGATTATATGGATAAAAGTTTTGTATCAAAAGATACTGATGATCTAAACACAAAGAAATGGTTAGCAGAAATAGAAGCAGACAAAAGGAGAGAAAAGTTTTATGGAAAAAAAGATGGAGATAAGCGATAAAACATCAGTAGCAATGCCAATAAAAAATATGATTGGTATTATTGGTGCTATATCTGTAGGCACTTGGGCATACTTTGGTGTATTAGAAAGATTAAATAAATTAGAAACACAAGATCAATTACAATCTGCTGATCTACTCAAAAAAGCAGAACAGACACCCAAAAATCTTGAAATGCTGATGCTCATCGAGCATAACGCAAGTATAATAGATAAGCATCAAAAACAATTAGATGATAATATACATACTAAAGTTTTATTAAGAGAAGCAGAAAAGAAAATAGAAAAATTACAAAGAGATGTTGAGGAGTTAAAACATAAAAAAAATGGTTGAGGTTATAGCACTATTAATGTTTGTTGGAGAACCACAAAAACTAATGGAATATACTTACATGAAAAGCGTTCATGAATGTTTAAATAAACGTAGAATTAGTACTAGAAACTCTAATGCTACTTTTATGTGTTCTAAAGTATTAGCCACTCTATCTAAAGATAATAAAATATTATCAATTAAAAAAATCAAATAACTAATGACAAATCGCTGGATATTTTTTACAACAGCATTTATTTCTATATTAGTTTTAACTACTTTTAAATCTAGTATAGGTCAAGTTATAGGATGGTCATTAAGTTTAACTTCATGTTTAGCATGGGCTTATTTTGGTTACAAAGATAAAGATAATCCAAGAATGCTTATGGAGATCATGTATGCAAGTATGTCTGTATGGGGAATAGTTAATTGGCTAAAGTAAAAATATATTATGTGGGAAAATGCAATCATTGTATGAGAGAACTATTTACAAATGATTCTTTTGTAGTATTTGCTACTCGTAAACGTCTTTGTTATCTTTGTTATCGTGAGAGTAATCCCTCTCCAAAATCATCTCCAAATAATGAATAGCTTTTAGTATATCTTCTTTACCACCCTTTTTAGAATGTCTACAAATATACTTTATAGCATTGCCTTCAGCAAAAAGTAATTTGTTTCTATTTATAAATTCAGCAGGTTGAATATCAAAATCTAAATAATGATTACCACCTATTTGTTCTAATAAGATATTTTTAAAAAAATCAGGATGGGTCATGTTCTATATCTTCTATCATAAACTTTGTTCTTTTGTAAGGTCTATCTCCATATATTAATTCAAGCTGTGCTTTAGTATACTTAATAATTTTTTTTTCTACAAGTAAATCTATCTTACGTTTTATATACTCAGGATTATATCCTGATAGATCTACAATAAAATTAAAATCATCAGAGTTAGTTACTAGCCACTCTATAGCATCTATCTTAAAATTTAATAATGATGTTTCTAATCCCATATACTGAGCATCTAATATTGCTTGTAATATTACTGTTTGAAATAATATATTTTCTTTGAGTCTATGATGACTATCTTGATAGGTCTTTATCCAACTTGACTTCATATGTTGTGAGATCGTCTTTGGTTTTGCAGACTTGCCAGTCAAGATCAGTTCCTTTTAAGTTTTGAAACTTCTCTAATGCTTTATCTTCTGTCTCTGCTTCTATGGTAACGACCCCCAACATATACCTGTAAGTTTTAAATTTATACTTAGACACTTGCTTTTCTTCTACTCGCTTCTAGTGTACGCCAAACATCTACGACAAGATTTTCTTTGGCTCTTTTATTTTCTAGTAAGTTTAATTTATAAGCTACATCTTTTTTTTCTGATATATAATTCATATAATCATTTGAACTATAATATGCAGTTTCTTTCATAGCAGCAGATTTTTGTAAATGTGCTGATGGATTAGTCATAATAAATTGCGCTTTATCTGCTTTATGTTTATCTTTAAGATAATCTATACCTGCAGATAACTTAGCATGTTCTTCATCTGTAGTTGCTAAATACTCTAATGCTTCTTGTAATCTTTTTTCTGTTATCATTTTACATACTCCTTATGATTATTTAATTTAACACATCTAAAAGCTAATACTGGCATACTATTTATAAATACTTTTTCATTCATACTTATTAGCAAAGACTCTGCCGTTTTAATACAATTATCTTGATAGACTGTTGGAACTTTTATGTCCACATATCCATCTTGTCTTATTAATGTAAATATAACTAATATTGTTTTCATATTATTTCTTCTCCTCTGTTATTTCTACATTATCCTCTTTCATCTTACTTTCCACTATTTTCCATTCAGGATTGTCTAATTCTTCATAATTATAAAATCTTTCATGTGCATCATCTTCATCTTCTGCCATTATATAATTTTCTTTAATAACATATCCTTTTTCCATAACTGATATTTTATATCTTTTCATATTATTTTATCCTTTCTTTCAGCACCCCAGGTAGGAGATGTCTTTAACATTAAAACCTGGGATGCTTTTGGGTCGAACCTAACTAATATAGGTTAAACATGCTTAAAATGGGGCTTCATCCCCATCATATTGAGCTTTAAGTATCTTTCTAGATAACTTATCTATCTCAACAAATACAGTATCATATTCTTCTATTTGCTTAGAAGGGAGAACCGAACTAAGTAAATTAGACATAGTCAATCTGTATTTTTCTTTCCATTGGTCTACTGAAGCACTTATATTATTAACAGTTTGACCATTAGAAACCTTTGGTGCAGGTGAATTATTTATACTTTCTACATGCTTATCACCTGTTAAATGATCTATCTTTGTACAAGTTTGATTTATAGATCCTGCTTTGCGAATTTTATAACCATGTACTTTAATACGATCACCTTTATTCATTTGTCTGCAACTTTGTTCTACAAACAATCTTCTTTCTGTACCATCATCAAGATCTACTGCTAACCAGTATTTAACTGGATTCTCAGCATCATGAATATCTTTTAATCCTTTGATAGTACAATCATATGTTTCTAGTTCCATATTTGTTCTCCTTTTGTTTATACGTTTCATTATTTGTTTTATATTTTCCATATAGTTTGCCATACATCTTTAGCAAACTTCTTGGATTCTGTCATGCCTTTTCCCCATCTGAAATTGTCAAATGTTAATGGATACATTTTGACAATATCATCTTTGGTCTTGGCTATTTTAGTTATATGTTCAATAGTTCTAAATGCACCTACTAATTGTTGTAGATACATTGGATCTCTATCAACCATATCAACACATTCTTGATCTTTAGCAGAAGCATATAGTAACATAGTAGGTTTACCAAAAACCTTTTGATACAATAACTGTTGCCTTACATCAGAATCTTTTGGATACCAATTACTATCTAGACTACCGGATTTTAATCTCTTAAGATAAGCTGTTGCTTTAGTATCAACTATTATATCTTTAAACTCAAAATCCAGTAGGCATTTTATTGGATATGTTAATCCATAAAATTTTTCTGTAATTATTTCTCTTTGGTATCCTTTAACTTTACCAAATTCTTTTAATGAATCTACAAATCTTGTAGCTATTAGTCCTGACCAAGCTCTTTCAGGAGCTTCTTTATTATCTGATTCTCTATCAAATGCTGACTCTGCATCTGATATAACTTGGTCTGGATGCAATCCATTTAGTCCTTCATATGCGGCTTCTTCTGCTGCATTACCCATAATCATCCTATCATTTGCTTTATCTTCATAACCAAATAATTCTGTGATTATCCAATAAGCTGGACTATCTATAAAGGCATTACCTCTACTAGCACTATGCCTATAATCTATTCTTAACATAACATCTCCTATGATTAATAATTTACAACACTTTATTGCAAATCAGTTTAAGATTAACTTTAACGTGATTTGTGGAAAACAACAAATAAAAAATAATTACGAGTATACTGCATATAATATTAGTATGCTGATTTCTTACTTGTTGATACCTACCAAAAGGTATGGTATCAAAAGTACAATCCATCGTTTACATAGATGTAAATCCACTAATCGCATACAACGGCTAATGGATAAATATTCAAAAGACACTTCATTTCGTCTCAAAGTTAATATATATAAACAGTTGTATACTGAATGGATAAAAAAGAAATAATAAGAAAAGTTATAGATAAACGAGTAGTATTCTTTAATGTTAGAGAATCAAGACTTGAGTATATGCTGCATCGTAAACTTATTACACCATTAGAATATGAAGCAGGTTCTAGGTATCGTAGACTTTGTGAGATAGCTCAAATAGGTGGTAGAGCTGCAAAGCTAGAACCTAAAGTTGATGGTGATAATTCAGATGTCATGGGTAGTAAAATAGGTGCTATGATGTTCCTGGCTAAAATAGATAAACATATCTGTAAACCACATGATAAAATTATGAAGTTATTTTGTTGGGAAAACTACGGTGTTATGGAACTATCTATAAATCTAGGTATATCTCAGCGTAAATCTAGTGGTCTTGTGCATGAAGGTCTTAGTAGACTTTGTATATTTTTTGGCTATAAAAAAACATACAATACTATAAAAGGTCATAATGTTTCAAAAAAGCAAAAGATACAGATCAGATAAATACCTAAAATGGGTAGCATCTAAACCATGTATACTTTGTTATTACGACTGCTGCCAAGCGCATCATATTACAATAGCTGAACCTAAAGCTATGGGTATGAAAGTCTCTGATTACTATACTGTACCATTATGCTATACACATCATCATCAATTACATATGACTGGAGAAGCTAAGTTTTGGACTAAAATTGGCATAAATCCTAAGTTTTATGCGCTTTTATTATACTGTATATACAATAGTGATAATAAAGAAGATGATAGATATTTGTGGAATACAGTACATAAAAAAGTTTTACATAAGGTCCAAAAGCACCTAGACTTTCTATTGCATCTCAAATAATATCTATATTTAATGTGGAGAAGTATGTCTAAATTATATAAATTTAAAAAGAAATCAGAATCTGAAAAATTTATGAATAAAGTAGATTCTAATAAAATTGCAGATTTTTTGACTTTACATCACCCAGATGTACCTTATAAGGTAATAAATGCACTAGCACTTGCAATGATATACTCTCAGTATCTAGCTTTAGTTTGCAAAGAAGAAGGTTATTTAGCTGAAGAAATATTATCTAGTGATAAAGAGATTGATAATTTATTAGACTTATATGCGCAAAAAACGATCCACTAAAATACCTTACAAAAAAATTAAGACTAAACTTAAATGGCTTGATGCAGTTTCTAAAACTGGATGGCTTACTAAAAAAGAAATGGATGAATTAAAACCATCTGAATCTTATACAACAGGTTATATATACGAAGAAACTGATGAGTATATCAAAACATTTGGTACATACTCAGTTGATGAAGAAGGTATAGAGTTTGGTGAAGTACTTTGTATTCCTAAAAATTGGATTTAAACTCTATTATCATCATCAGCTAAAGCTGACATAGTATCTACATCTAAAGGTTCTTTTTGTTCTATAGAAGCTAAATCATTTTTAGTTTCTCTTATAGCTTCTTTAACTTCATCTTTAGCATCTTCTAAAGTCTTTACTAAATCTGGAAAGTTACCCCAGTATACACCATAGATCGGCAAATCATTTATAGCACTAGTAACTCTACTTAGTCCTCTATATCTCTTTGCTAATCTTGTTAGTTTATCTTGGCTCATTACAATTATCCTTTGATACGTTTGTTGTTTCATTTGCTGGTTTAATCCATACATATGAATACTCTT